GGTGCGTCGTGCTGACCGGCCTCAGCAGTCTCGAATTCATCGGCATCAGTCAACTCCCTCCGGCAGCACGGCGGCGTAGTCCTCGGCGGTGATCTCCTCCACCGCGCCAGTCGCGATCAACTCTGGCAGCATCTGGCCCGGCAGGACGTAGTCGCAGTAGGCGGCCGACACCGCCAGATACACACGCCCCTGCTCGTCAGTCGGCAGCGAGTCCACCGCAGGCAGGGTGCGGTCAGCCAGCGTCTCGGGGCGCGGATAGCCATACGCCGCGTCTAGTTGAGCACAGATCGCAGCGTACACTTCGGGAGTCGCGCGGAAGTATCGGATTGCGGCCATGCGGGCATTACGGCCAGGTGGCGATGCCTACCCGGAGCCAGGTGTCTGTGGCGGTGCAGATGTAAAGGTGCGTGCCGTCATACGCCATCTGGCCTGCGGTCCCAGGGTCGTTGGCGGCGGACGGTACGGCGACGAAGGTAGCCAGGGCTGGCTTGCTGGTCACGCTAGACCAGGCAATAGCGGCCGGGTCAGTGGCGACGTAGGCCGTGTCGGCCCATTTTGTGCCTTCGCCTACCTTGAACTTGCCGGTATCCACTTCGATACCAAGGTCGTTCTTGGCCAGAAAAGGGTTGACTGCCGCCCACTCAGCGGACGTCTTGGCAAAGATGTCGGCCTTGAAGTCTTTGTCTGTCATGGCTTGCTCGCACCCCCGTCGTTATGGTGTGAAGGCTGCAATGCGTAAAGCAATCTCGTCTGCTCTGCCACAGCGGCGGATATTTGCCGCTGGGTGTCGGACATTTCATTAAGGAACTGCCGGTGCGACTCTACCATTGGCAGCACAATGTCGATACGCACAAACCACAGCACCGCCGAAGCCAAAACCAAACCAAAGCCGTAGCGCTCCAACGCTCGCAGTCCCACCTCGTACACGCTTTCTCCGCTCACGAGAACAGCCCCCCTTTCCACGCAGCCATCGCCACGCGATTGCCTTCCTTATCGAGCCACCAGCGAAGCAGTGTCTGCACCACTGCGGACAGCACGGCCGACAGCAGAAGCCCCCAGACGAAGCCGTACGTGCGGGCGCCTTGGGCAGCGTCCTGATGCCGCAGGCCGACCTGATGCGACAGGGCCTGGAGGATGTCTTGCTCCTGCGCCGACCCTCTGCGGCAGGCAAGCAGGGCGTCTGCGGGCCATTGCGAGACATACTGCTCCACGATCTCCCGCAGCCGGTCCTGTCCGATCATGCGAGCCTTGATAGGCAGGCGGCGACGGACGTACTCAATCAGGTCATCCATGTTCACAGCCCCTTCGGGCGGCACTTGCCGTCCGGGCATTCGCGAACCAGCACGGACCTCACAACCTTGCCGCCACCGCACGCCTGACAAGTGACACGCACGGTTCCGTCCCCCACGTATCCGCGACCATCGCAATTAGGACAGGGATCGCCAGGCTTTGGGGCGGCGTCATCGGGCGATTCGTCGGCCTGACTGGCCAATGCGCACGCCGTTTCAACGGCGATGTCGGCGGTGATCGTCGGATCATCGCCGGGCACGCACCCAGCCAGGGCAACGAGGGCTACAAGGCGCAGCCTCACAACGCACCCCCAGTCCAGTCGGGAATCTGGGTCACCCGAAAGCCGCTGTACCCGGCGTAGGCGTAGGAGTCGCGACCGGACAGCATGCGAGTGCAGACGTCGGCGTCGATCCAGAAGGAGCAGTTGGCGATCGCCGGAGGCAGGTCTTCGGGGTAGTGCTTGCCGCGAGTATTACTGTCGCCCCAGGAGTTGAAGCACTTGAGGCCGGGCCGCTTGCCCCATCTCACCGCCGCCAGGAGCATGGCGTGCCACCAAGTCGGACCCGGCCGACAGAAGCCGTCGTCGTCCCGGGTCATGCTAAAGCCGACGCCCGAGCACACCATGACCGGGAAACCGTTGGAGATCGCAGCGGCCGCCTCCTCGAAGGTCGTGACCAGCGTGACCTCGCTGCACCGCCTCTCCTTGGCGAAAGGCTCCAGCGTGTCCGGCACGCCATTGCGGCCCCAGTCCCGGTCCCGGGCCTCCTTGCCCTTCTCCGGGATCACGACGCCGCCGTAGTCCACGCCGTAGTGCAAGCACCCGAGTTCGCGAATGGCCTTGGCGGCGTGCCAGCCGGTCGAGCCGTCACCCCCCGTGTTAGTTCGCAGGCCCCTGGCCTCGACTCGGCTAAAACCATAGAGGGAACTTTCGATCGTGCGGCCTCGCCACTCTTCTGGCTCGTGCCGATAGACGATGTCGCAGGCCGCAGTCATGTCTACGCCCAGACTGGCGGCCCAGCCGACGCATGAGCCCACCGAGCCCTGGCTTCCGCGCTTCCATCGCGGAGAGCATTGCAGCAGCGCAGGCCACAGGAAAACGTCCTTGCCGCTAGCCGTGCATTCTGGGGCGGCCGAAGAAAACGTCTGGTGCGGCAGCGAGGCTGCGAACCTCTCTGCCCCAGCCGGGTCCGGGACGTAGCCAAACGAGTGGTAGTTTGCCACCGGTCACCTCTGCCCCGCCCATGCCAGCGCACGGGCTACCCCTGCGTAGGAGGCCCGCATTTCGTCCGTGAGCGGCTTGGCGTCCTTGCCCACTGCGGAGGCCAGCGCCGCCTCGACGGCCTCCCTGAGGCCCGGCAGCGACCCTGGCGGCACTCCTGCCAGACGCCGCCAGCCGATGTCCAGGGCAGTCACGGTCAGCACCCGCAGGGATGGGACGTCCTTGAAGATGGGGTCTTTGGCGGCAGACTCAGCCTCCACGACGATGGCGGCCTTGCTCCACACCTCAGTCCACGCGGCCCTGGCCTGCGGGGTGGCGCCATCCAGGGCCGCCCGAACTGGCCCAACAAGCACCCTCATCGCCACGCTGGGCTCCGGGACGACGGCACTAGCCCTAGGCAGGTCGATCACGAACGACGGCAATGGAATCTTCCCCCACGCCGCCGCCACCAAGAGAAGCGCAGCGGCAGTGCGGCTGAGCACGCCCGAGTTGGCGTAGATCGCAGCAGCGGCCTGCTTGGCTGCGGCAACAATTCGATCGTGGTGCGGCGCCGCCAGCACGGCCAACGCCGCCACGATCGCCGCCGCCCGCAGGAGCAGTTCCGCGCTCACGACGCCTGCACCTCCTTGATCGTCAGCACCGTTGCCAGCCGGACGACATACTCAAACAGTTCGTAGCCCTCCTTGGTCTGGAGGACGGCCCGCAGCCGAGCGACCACCTCATCGTCGATCGGCGTCGCGGTTTTGGTAGCAACAAATTGCATGAGCCTGAGCGCCGCGTCGGCCCGGTCGGCTGGCGTTTGCGCGGTGGAAAGCGCGGACAGCAGCGACAAGCCCGGAGCCCACTCCACCAAAAGGCGAATCTTGTCTGCGAGAGTGATCACGGATGCGCTCCTTCTGGGACTGAACCAGGCGAACTACTACATTTATGTCCCTGGGGAGGCGGCACCCGGACACGAACTTCCTTCGCAGCAAATCAGGGTCAAGCCCAACGTCCGCGCAGGTCTGGTCGAACGAAAACTCGCCGCCGGTGCCACGAAACACCCACTTGTAAGCGGCCACCTGCCGCCGCAGCACCTCCCTGCCCATCCGGTCTCGCGGCCAACGCACCGCACCGGCACAGCCAGCCGATCGGCGGCCCAGCGCCCGTAGGTGAAAGTACGCCCTGGCTATGGTGTCACAGCAAAACCGCCTCCATCCGGCCTCGCAGTGCTCAACAATCCCCTGGTCGTCGTAGTCCGTTACGGCGACAGCGTTCATTCAGTCTCCCGGTGGTTCCAAGAAGCCGGAACGCAGGGTGCCCTCGTTGATCTCCGGCCAGACCTCGAGGGAATGGATCGCCGCCATGACGTTCCATGCCGCATGCCCCAAGTGATCCTCTGAACGATCCCCGCCAAGAAACATGTACAGGTGCCGAATGGCGTGGTTGAGCATGTCGTTGGCGGGCATGCCCTTCTCCCAGTTGAAGTCGCCGTACTTCTGCGCACCCTCCGCGCACGCCCTCGCCACCGCCGCCAATCCAACCGGCGTGATTAGGTCGTAGCGCGTCTGCTCTGCATCGCTCGACCGAACCGCACCGCTCCCGTACGTCACTCGCGACCGCTCCACAGTCTTCATCGATACAACTCCTTAAAGCGTTTCTCAAACCGATCCTTGGCCTCTGCCCATCCACAGGGCACGACCACAACTGCCGCAGGCTGGGCATCTATGCCCCAGTCGCTGTCCACCGTCACTAGGTCTCGCTTCTCTGCCAGCAACGCCTGCTTGTCGGCCAGATGCACGGCCGAAGGAATCGGCCAGCCGAGCCCGAAATACGTTGCGATGGCCCGCTGAACCGACTCCTCGAGTTCGCGATACCCGGGCAGCATTGACTTGAGCGGCGTTGCGACGTCGCCCAGGTATGCCTCGCTGGCATCGTGGAGGAGCCCCCACAGGGCGTGCTCCGGAGGGGTCAGTTCGCTGACCAGCACGCTGTGCTGAGCAACCGAGTACGGCACCCGGCAGTGCCCGGTGAAGCGATTGATTGACGCGAGGGCGTGGGCAATGTCGGGCAGCCGCACATCGCTCGGACGGAAGTTCGCCAAGTCGATCAGTTTGCCGGTGTAGGTTTGCATGACAGACTTTTTCATTGACTGTCCCCCGCAACGAGTTGGTCTGGCGACCGCAGCGACTTCACAGGCACGAAATAGGCTTCGCCGTATCCACCGTGATTCGCGGAGAACGCGGCGTACTTGGCTTCCTTGCCCATGCACCAGCCACGAATCTCAAAACTGCTTGGGCCGCCGGTCACTAGCACGAACACATCGTCGTCGCTGTCTCCGTCCCGGACGATCAGGTCGTGATCGTGCCTCGCCCGTGTCCGGACTTGGATGCGACCAACATCGCCACCCCGCTTGAACGTGTTGACGCTGCCGTTCCAGTAGCGATTGGTGGCCTTGGCAAATGCACACTCGCCCAGCGCCCCCAGGATGTGGATGCCCCAGTCGTCCGGCACGGTGCTGCGGTTTTGGCACTGCTTGCGCATGGCCTCGACGTTGCGAGAGACGCCAACAAGCGCCGCCCGGCTCACCTCAAACCACTCAAGGTCGACCTTCACACTCCCTCCTTGAGCCGGTAGCCCAAAGCCCACAGGATGCGAGACAGGTCTCGCCCTTGCTGGGTGACATGCTCCTCGTCGTGCGTCGGATTTGCCGCATGGAGGAATTCGTGGATCTCGATTTCGAGGCGCTTGCGACCAACGAGCCGATCGTCGATGAGGATTCGCTCGCGAGTGTGCGGCGTCTTGGGCGTGCGAACGAAGGCGTAACCGTCCGCCCCGCCGCGAAGCCGGGCGTACCGCCACAGCCACCGAACTCCGTTGATCAGGAACTCATGGTTGCAAGCCATCACATCCCTCCCTGCACCTGCTGCACGAACTGCTGGATTTGCTCAAGCGGGAAAGTCACCAGCCACTCCGCGTCGTTCTTGCGGTGCAACACCACAGGAACCAGCGAGCCGCACTGCTCCCGGGACTTCTCCATCACCTCAGTCAGGTTCAACTTCTGCACCCGCTTGACCTCAAGCCACAGGCCGGGCAGGCCAGGGGCGATGAGATCGGACGCGCTTTCGGTGCCGCTGTGCTGCTGAGACCTGCGAGCCAAAGCCTTTGGCAGCAGGCGATTGACCTCCGCAGCGGCCTCCAGTTCCCCGACCTTGCCCTTGCGGCGACTGTTGATTGCCATGTCGATCAACTCCTGCGGAGGCCCATTACGGCGGCGAAACCCGAGAACACGCGGTGGATAGCACTCCGGGTCGTGCCCCAGATGCCTGCGGTGCCGCAGGCTGGCAAGAAACCCTGGGTCGTAGTGGGCGTCATCCACTTCCCGCTTGGCAGATAGGCACATCCCGGGCGTGAGGTTATGCACCCCGCCCGAGTGGAGACCGTGATGGCACCACATGCACAAACGCAGCAAGTTTCTGCGGTCGTGCTTGCGTCCGGCGCCGCCGACCAGATGGTGAATGTGCAGCCGCTCTCGGCTCCAGCACACCGCACAAAACTGGAATGTGTCAGCAAAGGCAGATAGCACAGCATGGCTCACTCCTCCTCCTCCGAAACGGCCCTGGCCATTTGCAACACAGCGCCGTCGAACTCAATCGCATCCTCGCGAGACCGGAAGAACACAGACCAGCGAATGACTGGCGGTTCGTGCGGCTCCCGAACGTCGGTGATTTCCTCGATCACGGCCGGTCGCCGCCGCCGCAGCATCCCGGCCGTGCGAGCAGCCGTCGCCATCGCGTCGTTGGCAACTAGCAGCCTGCTAATCGCCTGTGAAAGAAACCCGGACATGCGATCACTCTCCTTTCGTAGTCGCGTCTTCCTGCTCGGTCTCCATCCATGCAGCCGCAAGCGAGAACCAGAACGACAGCAGGTGAAGGTCGGAAGGCGATGTGATGAGCAGTGACCCGCTGGGTGCGACGATCACAGCAGCCTTGCCCTCGTCTCGCAGCCAAGCCGCGTCGGACTCCCCAAGGCCCGCTAACACCGACCTCATCAACTCGCTCATCTCCTTGGGCCTACACATTGCGGTCAATCTGTTGCTCTGCTGATCCCTGTATCTCAGTAAGACCAAGTCCTGTGTCATGGAAGCCCCTGTCTGTTGCTTGAAGGCTCGCAATGGGTGGACGGCGACTAATCCCCAGCGTGATGCTGGGGTTAGCCGCCACCCTGTCCGCTGCTCGTTAGGACGCTTTCGGGTGGCCACCCTGCCGCACCGGCGGGTGACATGCGACCTGCTTATCGGCCATGGTTGCTGACCGTCGGACTTGGCCCTGTCGCTTGCGGCTGGCCTACTCGCTGTCGTCCAAATCCCTTCTGGTTGCGAGTCATGCGCCTGCGTGCCAGAGGTTCACCCAACCCACGCAGCCGTTTGTGTTGTCAGTCAGTTCTTGTTTGGCTTGACGCTCCTCAGGATTTGGAAGTCGGCGTACTGATCCCCGACGGAGAGGTTGATCCAACTTCGGCCACCCGCTTTGGCGAACGGCACGCAGAGCAGGAGCCCGGTCGATATGTTCGCCACGACAAAGGCATCGACTTGGCTGGCCTCGTAACGCAGTTGCTTGCGGCCGCCGCGATTGATTCGCACTCGCGACTTGTTCTTGCCGGACGTTCGGGCAGTTGCCTTGACTTGGATGCGCCAGCAGCGCCGCCCTTCGCAGGCCAAGATGTCGTAGCCCTCGTCGATGAGCGGAATAGCCACTTGATAGCCAGCACGCAGCAGCGCCGCGACAGCCATCGCCATGCCGATTTCACAGATGTAACGTCCATCAGACAGTCCCTTGTCCATGCCGCCTCTCAGTGAGTGGCTGTTGCTTCCTTGCGCTTCGCCAGTGCGTGCCGTACCGCCGACTTGAACGGCGAGTCCTTCTTGGTCGATTCCAGCACCCACGCCAGATAACTGGCGGGCAGGCTTTCAAGCGGCTGGCCCTTGTATTTGCCGTACAGCATCCGCCAGCCACGCCGCTTCTTGCCCTCTGGCTCCGAGAACAGGTCGCGGGTCTCATGGTCGAAGGTTACGCCCACGACCAGACGCTTCCGCTTCTCGATCAGTTCCTGTGCCTGGAGGGCCAGTTCGGCATGCTCCAGTTCGTCGGCCTGCCGCATGGCCTCGACGGCCTCGACGCCGTCAGACGTCAGGAGATCCCGGATCGTCTGCCGACGCTTGGCCGACTTGCGGCACTTGGCATCCAGAACGTCCAGGGCCGAGAGCAGTTGGTGGCTGCGGCTGGCGTCGGTGATGTCGTACAGGTTGAACGTGGGCTTGTCGCTGGAACGGATCGCCGCCAGCCGCTCGTCGCGGGTCATCTCCGGGTGGATGGTTCCCGGCAGTGGCCGCGTGCCTCTCCCGAGCCGCTGCTCGTAGCGTGAGAGACTGCGGGTCGGCGCCGCCATGTAGATGTTGCGAAGCCCGGGAAAGTCCCAGCCGTAGCCCAAGACGCCCACGTTGATGATGATGCGGGCCTCGCCAGCGACGAAGGCATCCATGTTCTCCTTGCGAACCAGAGGGTTCTGCTTGGAGTGGACGATGGCCACCTTCGCCCCGTACCGCTGGAACACTTCCGCCAGCAGGCTGGCCTGCCGAACGTGAGCGGCGTAGACCACAGATGGCTGTCCCTTGTGCGTCTGGAGGACGAGGCTCGACACCTCTTGGGCGAAGTGTTCAGCCGCCAGCACGGCGGCAAGCCTCTGCTCGTTCCACTCGCCAGCGACGTCCTCAATCAGCGAGAGGTCGAACGACTTGGCCTCCGACAAAAAGCAGGTTGGGCCGACGAGGTAGCCGTCGCTGATCCCCTCCATGAGCGAGTACACGATCTGCGGGCGAGGCCAGTACCGGAGAGCCTTGCCCTTGCCCTTGTAGGGCGTGGCCGAGAAGCCAACGATCGTGGCCCCGCGATCCTCAAACCACCGCAGCATCTCCTCCATGCGGGGCGTGATGCCCACGTGGCACTCGTCCACCAGCACTAGCGTCACGCGGTCGTAGGCCCGAGCCTTGTAGCGGCCGCTGGAAAGCAGGCTGTCTCGAGAGCCAACGATGACGCGGTTCCGCAGCCCCTCGATGGACTCGGCGTAGTTGCCGCCCTGCTCGATGTCGCACCGCTCGCCCAGCCGAAGCTCCAGGCGGTCTCGGTTCTGCCGCATGAGATCGACCAGCGGCACGATCCCCAGCGGATACCGAGCGAGGCGGCACAGTTCGGCCTGCACCTCCGTCTTCCCGCTGCCGACAGGCTGGCACACAACGATCCGGCGATGCCCTGCCTTGGCCGCCTTGCAGACCGCCTGGACGGCCCTCTTCTGGTAGTCACGCAGCATGACCATCAGCGCTTCCCCTTTCGTGGCTTGCGGGTGCGACGGGCGGGCTTTGGGGGCAGCGGCGCTTCGGGCTCTGAGGGAGCCGGAAACATGGCTGACAGTCGCTCCTCGACCCGGCGGGCAATCTCCAGTTCCACCATCAACTGCGGCAGCAGATGTGTGCAGAACTTGAGCGCACTCTCGGCATCGAGGTTCCCGGCCTGCGCTCGGCCAGAGACCGCAATCGCAATCGCGTGTAGTTGCTCGTACTCAAACATGGTGTGTGGTTGCCGGATGGGGCTGACGGCGTCCGGCTCGCCGGTGGAGGAAGGCTTGGCCCCTGCCTGTGTCATCACGCCACCGCCGCCGTCTTCTTCTTGGCCGGTTCGGCCGCCGCAGCAGCAGGCCGGAACTTGCCTGCGGCCTCGCTGGCCACCTTTCGCAGGCTTGCGGCAACGTCCTGCGACAAGTGGCCGCCAGACACGCCGCGTGCGATCTGGTCAAGGACGTCCGCAATGGCCTCAGGTTTGGTCGCCTCGCGGATCTTTGCCGTGAGAGCCTTCTCCCATCGCTTCTCCGTGTCGGCCGCAGCCGCCGCATGCGACCGCTCGGCCTGCTCGCCGTCGTCGTCATCGTCGGCGGCGATGCCGGTGATGGCGCACAGGGCGATCCGCTTGAGATACGTCGCCGTCTTGGCTAGTTCCTGGGGCGGAACCCGACCCGGCATGGGCAGGTACGACCGCTCGAACTGGCCGCTTTCGTGCCGCACGGTCGTGACGAGATAGATCGTCCCGTCCTCGCCGTACGGATGAAACGTCTGCCGCACCGACAGACCGTTGGTGGCGTAGGCGGCACGGATGCACTCAAAGCACGAAGCAAGGTCGGCATAGTCTGGAACCGGCTTGCCGTCCTTGCCCTTCTTGGCGAAGTGCGAAACCTTGTTCCGCACGACGTTCGTCAGTTGACCGAACGCCTTCGCCATCGCTGCCGAAATCTGATCCACGTGGTCGCTGTTGGCGTTCCACACCGATGCGTCGAATACCCTGTTCACGAAATCCTCCCCATGACATGAGCCGGAAAAGACAACTCCACAACCTCGCCGTGCGTATCCGGCAACCACCAGTCGAGGTCTTCTCGCACTCGCAGGTCAGCGAGCGCCCGATCCATGAGCCTCTGGCCTTCCGCAACGATTGCGTCGGGAAGCGTCACGACTTGGCAGTCGTGCGGCAGCGATGTGCTGACAACGATGAACCGCAGCGGGGCGGGCTCTAGGCCGCACGCCTCCATGCCGCGTCGATACCACGCATCTTGCAGGTGGTAGCGGTACTTGAGCACCGACTTCCAGAAGTCGGCCAGGATGTCCTGCTCGCTGGTCGTCTTGAGGTCGATCCAGAAGTCAGGGGTGCGAGCGTCGTAGCGGCACTTGAGGCGATGCCCGTCCGGCGAGATCCAGCGGACGCTGGCCTCGCGATCCACGACCTGTCCGAGCATCTCGACGCAGGCCGGGTGACGCAGGATGGCCGCCACCTCCGCGAGGAGTTGGGCCTTCTCCTTGGGCGAAATGAGCGTGCTGCCGGGAGGAGCCTCGTTTTCGGCCCATTTCTCGGCATCTTTGCCCAGCAGCCCCGTCGCGGTTAGCCTTTCAGATGGAGGCACCACCAGCGACTCAAGGAAGTCGTCGCCCCGCTCCAGCCAGGAATGCAGCATCGTGCCATGCGACATGGCCGGGCTGCTGAGCGGCGGGAGCGTTTTGGCGATGTACCGCTGGTGGTACAGGAGCGGCGAGTCAAGGAATGTTTTGACCGTGCTGCATGACCTGTACGTCTGGTCAGCATGGTAGTCGGCGTTTGGCTCTCCACGCCGAATATCGCAAGAAGGGAGTGTTGGTGTGCCTGCTGACAGGACGTTCGTGATGTTCAAGCCGAGAGCAGTTCCGATCGTATCGGCTGTGCTGGCATGACCATCCGTGCCGCTGTCCTCAGTTTCATGCACGCCACTACTTTGAGTGGTATGAAACATGAAGTCTTTTCCAGGGGTGGCGGAAGCGTATCTCCGTGAGCGAATCGTGAAGGAGTCCTATGCCCGGCGAGTCAGAGCAGCCGCAGCGGGGTGCCGATGGGTCAACGTGGAGTGGTGCAACCGATACCTCAGAAAGAGGTTGTCGGAGGTCCGCTCCGTGACCGTCGCTCCCGAGCGAGTGCTCATCCTGAGCCTGTGGCGTTTTGCCTATGAACGTGGGCTAGTGGATTCCATGCCGCGTGGTCTCGTCAAGATCAAAGTGTCGAGGCCACCAGTTCGGGCGTGGACTTTAGAGCAGTGCTGTACGGCCGTCAAGGCCACTTTCGCGGACGACCATATTTTTCTGCGATCCGGCGCAAAACTCGGGGTTTTTCTGCGGTGCTGGCTGCTGCTGGGGTACGAGACGGGCGCTCGCCAGGAGGATTTATGGAACCTGCGGAAGGGTGATTTTGTCGGGGACACGGTCGCCTGGACGCAGGGCAAGACCGGCATGCCGCTGTCAAAAAAGTTGACACCGGCCTGCATGCTGGCCGTGAGCCGCATGCTGGAGGACTCGCCAGACGGGCGAGTGCTGGGCTGGGCCATGACCAAGGAGTCGGGCTGGCGGCGGCTGCGGCGGTTTCTGGTGCGGCTGGGCATGCCCGGCTCCAGTAAGTGGCTCAGGCGATCTGGGGCCACGCACGTAGAGATGTCGCAGCCGGGCAAGGCTCGGCTGCACTTGGGCCACAAGACCGTCGGGCTGGCCGAACGGTTCTACGTGGACTGGTCGCAGGTGCGGGGACAGATACCGCAGACGCCGGTGCTACTCGAATAGTTGGCCGGTGGCAGACTTCTTCCGTTCCTGTCGCCTTGGCTTGCGCCTCGCTGCTCGACGGTCGCGATCCAGCGAACGGGAGACAGCCATGCGGTCGAGCGCCCAGTTGGGGACGTACGGCTGGAGGTTTTCGGGGATGTAACTGGTCGTGAACTCGCGAGTGAAGGGATCTACGCTCTCTTGCAGTTGCCGCACTTGGTCGCGAAGGATGTCATCGGGCGTCTTGTCGCGGATCTTCACGCCCGTCGTGGCGTTGAGGCCCGTCTTCAAGGCCCGCTGGGCAACCGACTGTCCTCCGCGATCGTCCAGCATCGAGCGGGCGGCGTACAGCGGCCTGCCAACGAAGGGCAGCATCTCGATTGGCTTCTCGATGATGGCGGGCACGTTGGCGTCCTGATTGCCCGTCACCGAGCGGAGGATCGCGTCCAGGGTGCTGGTGCTTTCGCCCACTGGGCGGCGAGTGAAGAAGTCTTGCCCAGACATGAGTTCCGCGAGCGTGCGAAGGCCCGGGTGCAACTGCATTCCGACCTGCCGCATGGTGCCGGTCAGTGCGCCAGACATCGTGCCCGGCGTCTCGAGCATGTTGATCTGGTCGAAGCCCGGGAAGTCCGCGTCGGTCAGGAACGTCTGCGTTCCCTCAGGCGACAGCCCGCCCCACTCCTCCGGGATGGGCACGGCAAACTGCGAGCGGAGGTCGCTGGTGATATAGGTGTCGTCGTCAACGTCGTCCTGCACCGACTCGGTCGCACGGACAAGTTGCCCGTACCGACCACCCGGCTGCTCCGAGAGCTGGCGAAGCACCTCACGAAAAATCCTTGACTGGTAGGAATACCAAGGAAAAACGCGGCGAAGTACGTTGCGCTCGAACCCGCTAAGGCTGGTGTAGTCCACGTGGGCTCGCTTCATGGCCCTGGCCGCAGCCTCTGGCGTGAACCCCTGCTTGAGCAAGGCGATGTAGCCGCTGAGCCGATTGATGCCGTCGGTCAGCGAGTTCATCTGCTCGCCCGCCCGCAGGATGGGATTCTTGGTCTCGGCCAGCGGCCTGAGGCTGGATCGCCAAGTCAGGAAGTCCTGCCCGAACTGGCTCCACGTGCGACCAGACTGCGGAGCGAGTTCCCCAAGGATCGTACCGGCGTTGATCGGCGTTGCTCCCGGCAGGGCGGCATCTAGTGCTCGCCTGCCCGTAAGCCCAAGGCCAATGTCCGTAGACGCCCCGCCAGCGACCAGACCGGTTCCGGCCAGGTCGGAGTAGAACTGGTTGACGGCGTCCGCCCCCATGCCCTGGTATCGCGGAATGGATTGCAGGGCCGCCAAGAACGTCCGATCCTGCGGCCCCTGAGATAGCAGCCCCTTGGCCGCCAGCGTAGCCTGCCGGTCGAGGGCGCCCTCCAGCCAGTTGCTGGTGGCACCAGAATAGAGGTCACGGACAGCACGGGCGGGCCACGTGAGGATCGAGCCCTTCCAGGCAGAGGTGATGTGATCAAGGTGCTGGAGCAGCGAGCCAGAAGCCTCGTCCACCGAGAAGACGTCCCGTGCCCTGAGCAGCCGGTTGACATGCTCCTCTGGAATGCTGATTTCAGACAGTTTGACTTGGTCTGGGTCGGCTATGCCCCGCAGCCCAGCGATGCGCTCACGCATCTGCTTGGAGGCGCCAGACAAGGGGCGAGCGTTGACGGCACGCGCGGCAGCGCCATCACCGACGATGTCCATGAGATCGTCGGCAGAATCGTCGTATGACCGCAATCCCAGACGCTTGATCGCGTCCTCCATGGAGATGTGCCGACCGCCCGGGATGTCGGTGTAGAGACCGTCCTCAGCGAACGTCGCCAGGGAGTCGTACAGCGTCTTGGCCGTCGCCATGCTCTCGTTGCGGTTGCGCATGTACGAGCCGATCATTTCGGTCGGGTGCTGCCCAAACAGCGGCGCTCGGTCGAGTACCTCTGACGGCAACTTGTGCAGCACGCGAGCAATCTTCTCGGCCTGCTCCAGCGTGATGTCTGGTCCGCCTGGCGGCACCAGCGGCTGGAGTTCCTTGAGGATATGGACGGCGGCGGCAGTGTCGGTCGTGGCCGTCCGCTTCCCGCCCGCCACCACCGGGTCGCGAGACAGCCGCAGGATGGTTTCGCGACCACCGGGCACCTGCATGGCGTCCGTGCGGCGAAGCATGTCGCCAGTGAACGTGGACAGGGCGTTGTTGAGTTGGCGGTTGCGGCGAGACTCCATCTCCAGTACCGCATCCGCCCGGCGGGGCAGATACTCGATGCCGTACTTGTCGGCCAGTTGCTCTGCCGTGAGGCCGAGTTCCCGGGCGCCGGTCAGGTAATCCTGCCGATTGTTCTTCCACCAGTTGGCGTAGTTGAGCAGTTCGGGGCGGGCTTGCACGTACGCCTCGTCGCCGGGCCGCATCGCCGCTGGCCCCTCGAGGTAGCGACCCAGGATGCGGTTGCCGTCCTCCGAGAAGACTTCCGGGTGGGCCTGCTGCACCCGTGAGAGAAGCAGGGTGTGTGCGCTGTCCGCCACGCCGCCAGCCTGCTCTCGAGCGCGGAGCGCAGCGATGTTGGTGAGTTGATCTTCGGCATCGACGGCACCGCCGACCTTGTTGTCGAACAGTGCCGACATTTGCCGCCCGACGGGGCTCCAGCGGTAGGCTTGCCCAAGCGTGTCCAAGACGTCGGCGTAGTTGTCGCCAAAGCCCTTGCCCAGAAAATCACCGGTGATGCTGGGGTTCTGGAAGGGCAGGCCAATGCCGAAACTGTCGGCCAGCCGCTGGTTGCGGATGCGATTGAACTCCGTATCACCAAGCAGCGCCCTGGCCTCTCGCTCGGCCGCCTGCGGAGTGTCGGAGTATTTGATTGCGTCGTCGAGCGTAGTGGCCCGGCGGGCGGTGCGAGTTCCGTACAGCGGCCTGCCCACCGTTGCGGGATCAAACGTGCTGAGCGTTCGGCCGGTGGCCTCCAACTTATCGGCAGTGCGCTGCACAACGGTCGGCAAAGCCTTCCGTGCGTCCGCAGTCGCCAGTGCCCCGCTCTGAATGGCCTTGCGGGTGGCGGCGGTTGGGGCATTGTCCAGCAAACCGAGTTTCTGGGCAGCACGGCCTGCGGGAGTCAGTGCCTTGGCTGGGCCACTGAGCATGGCCAAGGGATCGGTGACCACCTCAGCGGCCAGCCCCGTCAGGAAATTGCCCCACGTGTCTTCCTGCCCGGCCAAGCCTGCGTTTCGCAGCAAGTCGCGTCCGGTCACACGCTCGCCGGGAGAGCCTGACAGCAGCCCGCGAAAATAGTCGCCCGGCATGGCGAGTGCATCACCCACCCGAGACAGCGTCCCGCCAGCAACCTCGCCAAGTTCCCTCAGAACCGACGAGCGCAGTTCGGGACTGACCTGCTCCTCGTCGGGAGCAACGCTGCCGAACAGGTCGCCAAACATCGGGGCTTGCGCTGCCGCTCGCCGCCTGCGTGCGGAGGGGCCGACAGCCTGCCCGAAGAGGTCTTCTGCGAACAGGCTCATCGCGAACTACCCCTTCGGTTGAGGCTGTGCCTGACCAGCGGCCCCCTGCCAGGCCCCCTGCCAGGCCCCGCGAAGGAAGCCGCCGAGTCTCCTGCCCCAGTCCTGCGCGCCTTGGACCGCCTCCGCACCCTGCTGCTCGGGCGTAGGCTGGCCCGAGTTGTAGAACAACTCTGCCTGAGTGGGGTCCATGTTAAGGTGCTTCTGGGCAAAGGCGAGGAACGCAGGCTTGTTCTTCCGAAGCGAATTGAGGTGAGCCAGCACGGCCGGATCGGCGGCGTTTTGCCGAAACAAATGGGCTGCGATTGCTTCGTCCGCAAGCGCTTCAAGCTGCGGCAGGGGCAGCCCCTCATTCTGGGGCAGTTGCTTGAGTGCGGCCGTCACAGCCATCCGGCGCTGGTTGGGGTTCTCGATCGCCAGGGCGGCCTGCATCTGCTCGCTGATCTGCTCCCCGATGGGCTTGGGCGGCGTATCGGCCGGATCGGCTTTGCCCGCCGCCTCAGCACGGGCAGCGTCAACTTGCGCCCGCCCGGCCTCGCCGGTGATCAACACGTTGGTCGCCCGAGCCGCCCCCGTTGGATTGCCAGCAATCTCATGCTGGGCCGCAATCGCCCGATCGTCGCCAGCCTGCACCGCCGCCTGCAAGCCGCGAATGCGCATGCCAGGGCCGATGTTGGGGTTCCGCATGTCCTGCGTGAGGTTGTAGTTGTTGGCTCGCTGCTTGGCCGCAAGACGCCGGTTCTGGAGGTCTTGCGTGCGCAGTGCATGGGCAATGCTACGAAGCGCCGCCATCCCGCCCGGGACGTTTCCTTCCTCGAGGATCATTTGTTGGTATGGATTGGGCTCGTCATTGGGGCCAGGCGGCAGGAGATGCACGTAGCGAGTGACAAGATCTTGGGCGAACTTGCGCTGCAAGTGCGCCTCTCGCTTGACCTGCTGGGGCGTCAGCGGTGCAGGGGCGGCTTGTGGCTCGGGCGCAGCCTGGGGCTCTGGGGCATCCTGCTCGGCTGCTTGCGGCGCTGGGGGGGCTGGCTGGCGAGCGACCGGCGGTTCGGGGGGTGGCTGCGGGGCCGCTGGTGGCGGCGCTGCCGGTGCGGCGGCAGGTGGCGGATCAGCGTCTGCTGCAAACGCTCGCTCCGCAGCAGCCCGAGCGCGATCCTCAGGCTTCATCTCGACCATCACGGGCCGGGCCGGTGGAGCCACGCCAGCAACGTCGTTGACCGCGCCCTGCTGGCCACGCACAATCTGCATGATCGCCCCAGGTTCGGCGGCGCCAAAACCAGCGGCCCGCTCCATGACTTCGGCCTGGCCTGCGGGCCCCCTCGCCGCAAGGAACTGGCGAGCAAAGTCCTGTCGTTCGTCCGGTCGTAGTTCCATTACAGCACCCTTAGTTCCACTGGTTATATGCCTGGGGAATCTGGTATTGCGGCAACCGCCCCCTTAGGTTTTCGCCCCGCATAATGCCTTCCACCGCCGCATTGATTCGCGCTTCGCGGTCGGCCGCCGGATCGCCAGCGCCGCCCTGCCCGACCGGCGGGAGCGGCGGGAGGCCGACGGGAGGCATGCCACCGCCACCCGGACCCGGAGCAGGGCCAGGAGGCACGCCAGAGCCCTGCGTCAGTCCCTCAAGAACACCGCGTCCGATTAGCCCAGCGCCGACTAAGCCGCCTGCAATCGCTCCACGCCTGCCCCACTTCCACGCCCCCGAGCGCAGCCGCTTGAGCAAAGACTCCGGTGCGGGCTTGCCGCCCGTGTCGCCGTCCTTGCTGCCGTCCGTGTCGCCGTCCTTTCTGTCGTCCTTGTCCTTCGGGGGCGTGTCGCCATCGGCCTTGGGCTTATCGGCCTCAAGGTCGCCCTCTGGGGCTGGCAGGTCGTCGTCGGCCTTGGGCGGGCGGTCAGCGTCTGGGGTAGCAGGGTCTGCGTCCGCACGTGGCGGGACGTCTCCAGCGGGCGGGGGCAGGTCATCTGGGGCCGCCGCCGCTGGCGTAGCGTCAGCCGCCGCAGGGGCAGGCGTGGCGTCGGCGGCGCCCAAATCACCCTTCGAGGGCGGCAGGCCAGCGGCGCGAGCCTCGTGGGCCTTCCGAAGCTCCTGCTCCACGTATGCCTTACGCGCTTCCCCAGCCTGGATTGCAGCCTTGCGCTTCGGAACTCCAGCCGCGATGGCGGCCTGATATGCCTCTTCACGCACCGCATCGGCTTGCGTTTGGATGTCATCGACTGCGGCACGGGGCACGACATATTCCTGATCGCCAATCCGGACGGTCGCGGTGTCTCTTGCAGCGGCTGGCGGAGGCAGGTCGCCAGCGACTTCCCCAAGTTCGGTCGCAGAGGCGTCCAGTTTGGCGGCTTCGGGGGTCGCCGCAGGAACGTCCCCAGCAGCAGGCGGAAGGTCATCCGCCGCAGCAGCAGGAACATCTCCAGCGACGGGCGGAAGGTCATCCGCCGCAGGGGGAGCAGGATCTTGGGGCCGGGAGGACACAGGCTGGGCCGCCTTGGCTTCGCTGGCGTCCACCCCAGTGCGGAACCCAGCGGGTTGCCCGTACTTGTCCTGCACGGCCTTCGCAAACCGCTCGACCATCAAATCGTAGGTGGCGGTGCCGGGCCGCAGCCCGCGAACGCGAGACGCAACCTCGCGAGCGACCTCTTCCGCAGTCATGCCGGAGTCGAGCGGATTGATGCCGCCGAACCCACGATCAAGGGAGTCCGTCAAGCGGCTTTGCTGCGGCTGGCCACCTCTGACTTGCTGCTTGCGGCCCACCGGCGGGGCGTCAATCAGTTCGTTCACCTCATCCCGGAAGGCGAAGTCGCCCTGGAGGTCGTCGATGAACTCAGAGACGTCGTCGCCAAACTCCAGGCGAGCATCGTCCAGCGAGGCGCCAAGATCCTGGGCGCTCATGCCCTTCTCGTTGGTGTTGGAGATGGCACGGCGCCCACGCCGCCGGAAACCCGTCACGCCAAAGAACAAGTCCTCAAAGGTTTCCTGCGCACTGGCGCGATTGACGCTGCTGTCGGCGTACGCCTTGCGGCCCGTCTCCAGACGATAGCCCTTCGGGATTTCTTCCCCTCGCCGTTGCGCTGGCGTGACTCGCGCAATGACCTCCCCTGTCGCATCGTTGACGAGTCGCGGCGGATAAGCCTTGTCGATGGCGGCGTAAGCCTTCTGGAGCCTGGACAGGGCCGCGACGCGAGCCGCCGGATCCGCAGCGGCATCGACGGCCTGCTGGGCCTGGGCCACCTCTTGCTCCAACCGCTCGGCCTTTTCAACGGCATCGATGTCGCGGGTGTCAAGCCGCTCGTTTCGCCTGCGGGTCTCCATCGGGGGGTTGCGGTCCTCCCCTCGCAAGAAGACGGGGAGGTCGTCGCCAAAGGCTTCCCGGCGAGCGCCATCTTCCATGCCGCCCAGCGGAGCCCTGTCGGCCCGCTCCATCGCAGCCTCACGCCCAAGCGAGCGGGCCTCGTCTGCGTCGGTGGGCATCTCGTTGGGCTGGCGGTCAAATGCCTGCACTTCGGGCTGGCGGGCGCCGGGAGCAATGTTCGATGGCTGCGGCGGGGCGACGGCGGCGGCCCTCATGCGGCTGGCCTCAGCGGCCACCATGGGGTCTTGCCCGATGAGTTCTCGCCGCAGGCTGTCTGCCAGTTGGCGGCGACCAAGGAAGTTGCGCTGCGCCACTGCAGCGCCAGTGAATCGCGGATCAACGCCTTCTTCGGCTGAGGCGCGGGCGGCCTCTTGGACTTGCTGCCGCAGTGCCGCCACAGCCTCTTCGTTGCCAGACCGCATGGCGGCGTCGAGTTGCTGCAAGAGCCCTTCGATGTCATTGACCGGGCGAGTGATCGCGTCAACCACCGCAGGGGACATGTCCCCGCCCTGCATCAGTTGCGCGAACTGCGGATCAGCAGCCTGCCTGAGCGCTGCCCTGTCGAGCGGCCCGCCAGCGCTGTCCTGCACTACACGCTCAATGCCTCGCCGCAAGGCTTCGCGGGTGCTGTCGTCCATGCGCGAGAGCAGGGCGGCTCTCGCCTCCGGCGGCAGAGCGTTGTAAGCAGCGGCCACCGCCCGGAAATCGCCCTTCGGGAGCGTTTCACCGACCAACTGGCGAGCGGCCGTGAAGTCGGCCTCAGCGGGGCGGCGGTCTGCGTTCGGGGCAGCGGGGCGGCCAGCAGACTGTCGTGCCTGGGCGGCGCTGTCCAACTGTGCGGCGGCCCGGTCGGTCGTGGACACAGAGCCCCGCAGCGCTTCCAGGCGGGCGCGGGCCCGGCCAATAGCGGCCTCGCGGGCAGCGGGATCATTGCGGGCAGCAAGCGATTCGATGCCCTCTGCAATCGAGGGATGCGTCAGGAGTTCGTCTAGCCGTCCCTCCGTCGCAAGGGCTTCCACCCGCTTCACGATTGCAGGCAGGTTAGCCAGCGCCTCCTCGCCAGCGGCAGGAGCAGTGGCTTGACGAATGTCGTCCGCCAGTTTGTCGATCTTGGACGGACCCTTGCGCTTGCGGCCAACGCCCCTAGCACCGGCCTTCGGCCCGTCGAGCTCGACCGCCGACGCCTCCAAGTTGTCTGTGCCAGCGGCACTGGTAGTGGTGAGGTCGCCAGGAACCACCTCAAAGCCCTGGGCATCGTCCGACATTTGCAGCCGGGTGCCGTTGGGCAGCGAGAACGTGCCATCTCGAAGCCGCGTGACTTCCTCGAGCCGTTCGCCGCCAGCGTCCACCAAGAAGAACTTGCCGTCCGCCCCCATGATCGTCACGGCTTCTTCCGGCACGCCGGTCGCCGCACTGACCGCCTCTGGGGTGGGGGCAGCGGCGGGCTCCGGTTCAAGCCTGCTGGCGCCCGGCTCGTAGGGAGGCAAGAGGCCAGCCTGCTGCTGGCGACCTGCCTCCTCCAGAATGGCACGCTCTGAGTCAGACAGCCGCTCGCCACGAGCCGCCTTGTTCATCAAGGCATCGCGGAGTTGCTGCGGGATCACCTTCGACGGCTGCGACGGCACGTAGCCACGCGCTGTCATGGCCCCAGTTGCACCGGGACCGCGAACGCCCGCACGGGCGCTCTTTTCCCGAAGTTCGTTGAGCAACTCGATGATCGTCGCCATTACTTGGCCTTCCGCTTTGGCTTGCCGGGCTTCTTGCCCTCGTCCTCGTCTTCGTCCTCGTCGTCACGCAACTCAGGCGGGAGGTCGTCCTCGCTCACCGGAATCTTCGGTGCCTTGCCGTTGGACTCTTCCTTGAGGTCAGCCAACGCCTCGCGCTCGTCGTCGGCCTTGTCGGCCGCGTCGTCATCACGCGGCTTGCCAGCCTTCGCCATCATGCTGCGAATCAGTTTCCGCAGTGCCTTCGGCGGCAGGTCTTCGATGTCCAGTTCACCAGCGTCCATGCGATTGCTCCTTGTCACAGGTTGTCAAACAGTCGGGAGAGCAGCGGAGACAAATCCAGCCGCTGCGAGTCGAGGCCGAACTGGCCGCGTCGATACGCCTCGTACATGTCCTGGGCGTTGCCCCGCCGTGCCAGTTGCTCGGAAGCCTGGGCAGACCGCAGCCGCTCCAGTAGCCCCTCGTTGGCAATCCGCTCGCTCTCGCGGGTGTTCTCGTAGGCCCGCTGCGCCCCTTGATTCGCAGCCGCCGCCGCAGATTCGGTGGCATTGGCCGCTGCATTGGCACCCTCCATCCCGGCGGCCTCTGCGATGTCGGCCATGTATTGCTGGCCCTTGCCCCTCGAGATCCCGGCCCGATCCTGGGCTCGCATGGCGGCCGCACCGGCCCCGACGCCAGCGGCCCGCTGGTTGTTTGCCATATCGGCTACGGCCCGGTCGTTAATGGCAAACGGCCGGTAGCCGCTGGAGGCGCTGTGCTGCTGCGGCGCGGCGGGACGGGGGGATGGCCGCAGCGGCGATCCCATAGGCATGCGCAGCGATGAGTCAGAGCCAACGGCCATCAGAAACTCCTGACTACGCCGTTGAACAACGCTTGCTGCAAGTCAAGATTGCGCCGCTTTTGGAGGGCGGCGTAGTCAAAGCCCATCGAGGTGTCGAACACAGAAGATCGCGTGTTCGCATTGCTGGCCGCGATGCGCTCTTGCGACTGATTGGCGGCCTGCGACGCAGCATTCGACGCCCGCAGTTGCCGCTGGCTGCTCTCTTGCTGCATTTGGTCAACCGCGTCCTTCTGTGACCGCTGGGCGTTCTCAAGGCCAGCACTGGCGGCGTTTTCCATCTGCCGCCCTTTGGCATAGGCACTGACATTGGGATTTTTCGCGAGGCCGCCGAGCAGGCCGCCAGCAGGCTTGGCTTGCATCGCAACTACCCCCGCCGCGTGGTTCGATACCCGTCCATGCCGCCGCCGTATGGGCTTGCGCCTGCGGCATTGCCTTGCACGAGCCCCTGGAGGAGGCCGCCGAGAACGCTGTACTTCTGGCCGCTGGCGTCGCGAGCCGTCTGCGAGTCGTATTGCTTGCGAGCCTGCTCTTGGCCGATCAAGCCACGCTCAAACATTTCTCGCCCCTGATTCCAGTTGACCTGCTGCTGCTGCTGGGCGTCCGCCTGCTGCTGAGCCCAATCCTGCTTTTGGCGACGAGTGCTCTCGTGCTCGGCGTTGATGCCGTCGTAGGTTTGCTGTCCGTAAGCACCGAATCCGGCCATTTCATTTGCTCCCTGTTCTAAGCCTGTGCAATACGCCCAAAGCCAAGCCGCTGCCGTTGCGCAACTTGAGGCGCCGTGCCGGAATCCTCTGGCGTAAACTGACCGGACGCCGCACTGCCGGATGAGTTTGACGAACTGCTTTCGCTAGTGACCCGAACCAGCGGATTGACCATCTGGACTGGATCGCGCTCGTCAGCCTGCGGGCTGTGAGCCTGAACGGCCTTGAGCAAGTCGCGAATACGATTGCCAGCCTCTACGCCTGCCTGCACATCGCCCGAATAAAGGGCTTTGAACTTGCCCGCCCTGGCAGCGCCTAGCGCCTCCTGTCTTGCGAGATGTTCGTCCAGCCCGGAGTAGTCGTACGAACTGCTCCCGCTGCTGCTCTGCGAGTACGACGGGCCGGTGTAGCTAGTGATCTGCATGGGCGTCATAGATGTCCCTCGCTAGATTTATGTCCGGGCCGGGACTACTTTTGGGCGTTTCCGGCCGCCGTCGCGACCGGCCCCCATTTCCCCTCCGGGCACGACTGGTCGGCCCAGGCGAGTTTGCTGATGAACTTCGACTCGCGGACGATCGGGCACCCGCATTTCTGGCATGAGGTGCCGTCGTAGAACTCGCACCCTTGGCAGATGGCAAACCGGCGGTCAATTTCTGCGGCGGGCGTCGCGGGCAATCCGGCAGCGATGTGCTGCACGGCGGAAGCAGCAAAGTTCTTGGCCTTATCAAGCAGCGAGAGCCGCACGACGTCGCCAGCCGACTCCACCGGCCGGGCCTGGCGCGGGTAGGCGGGGTGCGTTTCGTCCACCGTGATTGCGTCGCCGTCCTCGCTGACAATGCACGGCCGGACCTCATCTAGCGTGTATCCGCGCTGGCGGCAGCGGGCATCAAGGTGCGCGAGTCGGCAGCGGATCATGGGAGGGGATTATCACAGAGGTTAGTGACGTTGCACTCGCACAGAAGCTGCTGCATAGAGATGTGTAACTGATCCCATGCCCAGCAGTTGGTTGAGATCGCGCGGTCGGGGCAGAACTCTCCGAGTTCCTTCGGCGGCGTAGTGCAGTCCGAGCAACTATCAACGACACGATAGCGAACGTACCTTGTCGGGGTCTCATACGGCGGCGTTGCCAGCAAGCCAGTCTCGCAAGACCAATCGCCGTAGGGGCCTGGGCGCAAAAGCTCGACATCTGAGTCGGCGCAGTACAAAGGCGACATATCTACCAGCACGGTGCCCGGTGGCTGCGGCCCTATGGGCGGGGACTCGAACCCGGCCGGTGGGTAGTCGTTCCATGTGCCGCGACCAAAAACCTCCTCGCGGCACAGGTACTTGAACACTTCGCAGCAGCGACAGTCATACTGCTGGTACTGATCGCACGGGACTCCCGCGCGCCACACGCCACCAGCAGCCACGCACGCTGCCTCTGTGGCCTTGGTCGGGTCCGGCGTGTTGCTGACGCAGCAGCAGCCAGGGGCATCGCAACAACAGCTCTCAGAGGACGCGAGGCCGTCGCTCCGCACCAGCAATCCGTTGTTGTAGATGTACAGCGGCACGATCAGGGGCTCGACGGCGGATCAGGGCTCGGCGGCGGGCTAGGCGGCGGATCAGGGCACGATGTAACGGGGATCACCAGCGGTTCCGTCCCTTCGGCCTCCCCTAGCACGTACAGCGTCTTGCGAGAGAAGGTCAGGCCGCCGGGCGACAGCACGACGTCCGTGATGACATCGACCGTGTGCGAGCGCCACTCAAGGCACGGCTGGTCGACCGTCCCGTAGGACAGCGCGGCTGGCGTGTAGGCTAGATAGCCCGGCAAGTCCGAAACTTGCTTGCCATCCAAAGAGTGGAAGGCTCGGCAGTTTTGCGAGTTCTGAATCTCGATCGCGACGTACTCGACGGCGGGGGCGTGCTCGCCGTCGGGGTCCGAGTCTACGATTTCGCCATTCACATCACGCAGAGGTGGATCAGTCACGACCGGCTGCGGCGCATCCACGCCAGACTCGGCCGATTGGGGCGTCACCTCGCTCTCGGTTCGGGCAGCAAAAATCACGTATCTTTGGCCGGATGCGTCTGCAATGTCGCGCGTGTAGTTCACGACATTGACCACAAGATCGGAGGTGGGCCACACCTGCGTGACTTCTTTTGTTGTCCCGATGGGCCAGTCATCCTCGAACGTGCCGACCCGGAAAGTGTTGAAGTAACTTGGGCCGGCGCCGCGCGACTCAAACACGGGCACTGTGCGCCGACTCCCCCTCAGCCCCCTGCTGTCGTCTAGTATTTCGGTGACAACGTCGCGCTCCTCGACCGGAATCGTGTCTACCGACGTGCGCTGCTGATCCCACGCCTTGATGCGCTCGTAGGTCACCTCCAGGCCCCTGCCGCTGACGTACTCAATCTTAGTGACGACGTCGTACTCAGAGCGGTTCAGCATCTGGAGGTTCCAGACCACCTCCCGGCCCGTTTCTTGGATCTCAAGCCGGGCGCTGCCGTCGTCCGGCCCTACCTGGGCGCGGGGCGACTTGCCTACAAGCCGGTTGGCTTGCGCGTCCAGCATAGCCATCGGAAGCCCGTCCGCTGGATTGGCCGCCACGAAATGACGTACGTCCACTCTCGCGGCCTCGCCGTTGCCAGCAACGTCCGTCAGGGCGCCCGGAGCCACGCCGTGCGGGCTCGGGGACTGCTGGGGCGCAAGGACAGGCGCGATATTGGGCGCAGGCTTGGGCGCCTCGCGGTTCTCGGAGGTGGCGGTGCGCTGCGGCCGGTGGTCAGGGTCGGCGTCGCGGAAATCGAGGTTGGGGAACCTCTGCTTTCGCTGTTCGGGCTCTACGAACCGAAGGTCGGCAGGCGTGGTGTCAATCTCAACGGGGCCAGCGTGCCGAAGGCTCTGGGAACTGTTGCCCAGAATGTTGGCGATTTGAGTCGCGGCGTCGGGAGACAGTCCCGCCGCGAGTAGGGCGTTGCGCAACTGCTGCCGCTGTTCGCTGAATCCCGCCATGCAACTACCCCTTGTCGGCGGTGCCGTAGACGTCGAGGGCGTACACGATGACAGGTTGCGGGTTCTTGCGGGCGCCGATCAGTTCCACTGCCACGTGCCGATCGGAGGACTGAATGTCGTCCATGCTCCGGCTCGCGAATGCCGCCTTGGCTACGCCGCTGTCATAGCCGGTCTTGGTGGCCTGGGCCGCCATGTCCAGCCGAGAGGCACCGTCTACCGTGTTCGACACGAAGCCCACCCCGCGATTGCGATAGGCGGCATTGGGGCGGGCGTGCGGCGAGTTGTTGTAGTACAGGCGAGCAGCGATGTCGCAGCGGGCGGGCTGCGGGCGATAGGTCAGGCTGATGTCGCGAGACTGCACCGAGCCGCCGCCCCTCGCGGTGGCGTCTGTCGGGAATGCCCTGTTGCCGGTCTTGTATCGGTACACCGGGAACATGGCGGCGTTGCTGGCATTGGTCGTTGCGGTAAACGTCGCGGTCGCCTGCACGCCGCCAGGGTCGTCAGGCGCCGAGATGGTCACGCTGCCGCTGGTATATCCATGGCCCGAGTGCAGAATCCAGATGCCGCTG